ATATTTTTTCTCCCTCAAATATATGGTCAACGCATGAATATATTATTTCAAATATATCTTTTGTTTTAGCGTTTGTTATATCATTTGCAACCTTGGTTACACCCATTGTAGGATATGCAAAAACAACACCTAAGTTTCTTGATTCATCTAAAACTATTCTATTAGTATGGTTGTCATCTACTTGAACCTCTACCTTACTAATATCCACTTCTACTTCTGCATATGTCTCTAAGTCATCTGGACATACCACTCTAAACTTTGCAACCTCACCTACTGATTTACTTCTTATTTGTAGAAAAATATATTCTATGTCAAATAATGGTAACTTTATACATTCTATTTTATTAAATGTACAAGCGTCAATCATTCTTGTTATTGCATTATAAACTTCATCTGGTTTTTCAGATTCACTTGCAATCATTAATATTTTTTCTTCTCTTACCGTAAATGGTCTAAATGCTATTGTTTCATCTTTTGATGGTAGCTTCAATTCATAAGTCGGTGTTTCTATTTTTGGTAATGCCATAATATCCTCACATTATATTAAAAAAATGGTGGAAATACTCTTCCGCCTGTTAAATCTCCTATAGGTATTCTTCGTTTCAAATCTCCTAGTAGTCCTTGTCCTGCTCTTCTTAGTTCAGGTGGTAATAATTGTAATAGTCCACCTAGTAGACCACCACCTGCATTTAGTCTTCCTGGTTCTCCTGCAATTGATTTATCAAAACCACCATCACCAAGTGCTACATCAGCAGTCTTAGTAATAAAATAGTTTTGCCAATATCTATATTTAAATGTTACAGTAAATTCTATTATATTATTATTCTCATATGAAAGTGCTGGTGCCCCAATACTTGTAGGATAACAGTCATACAGTTTGACACCATGTGTTAAATCATCTCGAGCTGCTGGGTCTTCAGATGAACCTGATGAGTTAGCAAATTGTCCTAGATTAAATAAGTCTATGTCTGATACATAGTTATCATAAAATTCATAGTTGTTTGATAAACTATTGAAGGCAGATTTTTGCCATAATTCAAAATACTGTCTTTCTCTTAGATACTTATCTGCATAAAATGTTGCTGATAAATCACCATATGTATGGTCTGTAACAATATGTCTAGGGGCGCCTGGTCCGTTTATAACAGCTTCTGTTGTCATTGTTCTATCAGGCATAGTTATACCTTTACAAAATGCATTTACTCTTTTACCATCTTGATTTTGAATTTGTTGAATTAAATCTGATGTTGCAAAACCTCTTGTCTCAACAGGCAAACCATCTTCATTTTCAAAGTTTTCAAACTCTGCCTCTGAACCCATTTCAGGCCCTCTTGAACCTGTTGGTAATCTAAATGAAGTGTAGAATCTTCCTAGTCTACCAAGTCCTTCGCCTTGCATAATGTATGATAACATTTGATTTATTAACGCTGGTTTTGTTGCTGATAAATTAGGATTATCAGGTACTACACCACCTTCTATCTGTCTAAATCTTGGGTCTAGTAAAATGTTATCTAATGACCTATCTCTAGGTATTCCTAGTCTGACATCTGAACCAAATATTTTAACTCCGCCTCTAAATATTGCCATTTTTATCCTCTACTTTGTCCGTACACAAAACTTGCACTTCGTTTTTTAAATTGTTGTACTGGTAGATATACTGCTGTAGGAGCGTCTTGTAAATCTACTCTCATAAAACCTGACCTAACATGGCTGTACAAATATTTTTTTATAGTTTGTTTTACTCTTGCAAGTCCACCTACTCTTTGATAACTTACATCTAATCTTGTTGTACTATCAAATTTATTGTTTGTAGAAAATCTTTGCAATTGATTTAACAATCTAAATCTTATTGTAGGTGATAGATAATGAAAATTCATACCTAAAAAACCACCTCTAAATCCTTCTAATGGCAATACTAATGGAAAAGTATCATAGTATGGTAATGTCTCTTTAAACTTTGGGTCATAGAAAAATAGATTTAATCTACCTAATGAAGGTCTTTGATTAATCTTACCTTGATTATATAGTTTACGAGCAGTTACACTATCACCTAAAGATGATACTGCATTTCTATACCAAGTAGATGATTTTCTAACATCACCTGCTTTATCACTTATCTTATCGAATATACTTGCCATGATACTATTTATACGAAAAAGGGCATACCTATTACTAGATATGCCCTAAAGTTTACGACAGCAGAGAGAGATACCTCTATTCTTCTGCTAACTTACTAAAATAATCAAGTGTATCATCACTTTCACTAGCAGTAGCTTTTGAGGTGCCGTCTTGACTTTTAACAGTACCAGTAGATGTGGATGGGAGGTCTACATTTTCTACTGTGTCTGTACTCTTAGTACCTGTAATTACTCGATTCAGTTTCTCTTTGAGTTCCTCATACGATTTAAAATTACTGGTCTCTAAGAATGGTTTTAGAGGATATTGTTTCTCCCATATCGCCTTGATGTTGTCATCATTATCAGCGATAGCAGAAACACCCTCAAATTCAGATTTGTCATAATTCCAGAAACCATCAACCTTTCTAATTTTAAGTTTAAAGTTTGCACCTTTCCAGAAATCAAATGGATTAATTGGTGTTTCATCTTCAAACTCGGGTTGCATTGCCTCTGTTATCTTGTCAAATATTTTCTTACCAAACTTGAACAGTTTTATTTGTCCTTCATTTTCAGGATGTGTTGGGTCTGATACGACATAAACATTTGCATAGTAAGATAATTTTCTCTTACGATTTCTAGCAATGCCTTTATCTGATTCAACGCCTGTATTCCATAGTCTAGTATTTTCTTCACTAACAGGGTCTTTATGACCTAGTGTAGTTAAGCTGTTTTCAATATACCAACCACCTGGTCCTTGAAATGCATGAGACCATAATCTGACCCATGGCATATCTTCGCCTGATGTTGCTGGTAAGAATCTTAGTACTGCATACCCATTACCTGTTTTATCAAGTTCTGGTTTCCACAGTCTCTCATCTTGGTACTTATTAGATTTTTTTGAATCCTCAGGATTGAGGTTTTCTTCTAGTGCCTTAGTTAGTTTATCAAAACCACTAGATGATGTTTTTAATTGGTCAAAGTCCATATTATCCTCCGTATTTTCGTATTGTTATATGTCTTATATTTTCGTATTTGTAGCATGCTACATTACTATTTATAATAGTTACACCTATTATATAACATTTATTTAAGTTTGTCAAGCATGGTTGAGTATGTGATATATTCAACATTTTTGTTATTTACCCATAAATCTACTACACAATTTATAGGGTCGCTAGTACCCACAGGTTTTTCATTTACTTTATAAAACTGTATGTCTTTATATTCAGTAAACAAAGCACCCCATTGTATTTTCCAGTTCTCTGATGGTGTTTTACCATTTTGTTCTGCAACATAATGGTCTGTTCCTTTGTACATATTATTTACTAGATGATTATAACTTTCTAAATCATGTCCTAATAAATAAACTTCTTTTAAATCTTTTATTTGTTCTACTGCGATTCTACCACTAGTAGCACCGGCTGCCCACCCTAAATCTCTCTTATAGTTTTCTATCAAATCTGTTATGTTGTTTGAGTAATCAGGTTTATTCATCCAACTAACATTTATAGATGAATGATTTATTTGTTGTTGTATAACTTCTTTTGTTTTACCTTTTGCTTTACCACTTTTAATTATGTTTGCAAGTCCTGATAAGTTAGAACCATGAAATACAAATTCATCAGCGTCTATTCTTTTATTCTCATTATGTTTATCATAATATTCTTTTATTTCATCTCTGGCAATTTTATCAATACTACTATAAATCATCATGTCATAATGCATAGCAGGTATTTTTGTCCAGTCTCTAAACCACGCCTCGTTCTTTTGACAATAACCACTATTGTATATCTCATGACATATGCCATGGTCTACTGCAACAAGCACATCAGGTGTAAAGTCTCTATACAAAGCATTACAACCATATATCTTACCATGAGGTCTTAGCTGTTCTAAATCAAAACCCTTTCTACTTTCACCATTGCCTATGCAAAATGCTTTACTCATTACTTTCTTTTATATTTGTTATTTTAGATGGTTTAAATCTTTCTTTAATTTGTTTCTTTGCTTCTTCT